GGGGCAGCAGGCGCAACTTGCCGCCGCCCAGCAATTGTTGCAGCGCAACCCAGCCGCCGCACTGAAGATGGTGGAGGCTGTGAATGCCCAGCGCGCCGATTCCCTCAAGAGCGCTAATGCCGCGACGCGCGCCGCCGCCGATGCCGGTAATGATGTGTCTTGGAAGGGCGCGCAGCTTACCCGCCAAGATGCCCAACTGGCAGAATCGCGCCGCCATAACCGAGCTAATGAGGGCAATGCCGCCGCGCGCCTTGCATGGGATAAGGCACGCGCACAGTTGGCTGGCAATGCTACAGGCCCCAGCGGGAGTGCTTTGGGCAAGCTCAATTATGACCCCGCCAAGTTGCGCCAGTGGTTCACGCGCGAGGAACCCGACCCGATGATGGAGGGCAAGTTCCGTAATGCCGTGGATTATGAGGGGATGAACGCATTTAATGATTGGATGGTGAATAACCCCCATGTGCGTGATATGAATGAGGGGTTTTTGCTGTGGCAGCGGCAGTTGAAGCAGCCCGCACAGCAGCCCGCCCCCAATGGCCCCAGCTTTGATGCCGCCACCTTCGTGCCCGCTATGTTGGAGCGAGGCGCGGATGTGGTGGACGTGCAGCAGCACTTAGAGCAGTTGCGCCAGCAAGGCTTGCCTATCAGTGATGCGCAGGCGCGGCAGGCGCTTAGCCTAGCCCATCGGTTGCGCCAAGGAGGCAGGCCATGAGCTATCAATGGAACACGAAGCCCCCCGCCGATGACCCGTTTTTGCAGGCCGCCAAGCAGTGGAGACCCCCCGAGCGCACTTGGGGGCAAGTGGCGGGCGATACAGGGTTGCAATTGCTCCAAGGCGCTGTGAATCTCACTGGCTGGGTTCCCCAGCTTTTTGCCCCTGATTCCGCCGCCGCCCAACAGGTCAGACGCGCCAATGAGGCTGCGGATTTTTTTCAAAGCGACCCTATGCGCCGGAAGTTGCGCCGCGCCGAGCAGCAGATTGCCGCCGCCGATAGCGATGATTTTGTGGGACAAGCAGGCACCGCTTTGTCGGCTTATGCCGCCGACCCCGCTTTGGCCGCGCGACTTGTGGCGAGTAACGCGCCTTCTATGTTTGGCCCCGCCGCCGCAGGTAAGTTGGGCCAAGGCGCAGCACTGGCCCGTGGTGCTTCTGCCGCTGCCGCCGCGCGTGTGGGAACAGGTGCTGCCGCCGCCGCGTCTGCCGCCATGAATGCAGGGGGAGCGCGTGGGCAGGCGTTCCAAGAGATTGAGCAAGCCGCGCGGCAGGCCGGTTTGTCCGAGGAGCAGGCGCGCGCCGCCGCCCTTGATAAGTCGCGTTGGGCCGCCGCTGTGGGTGCCGCAACCGGCGCAGTTTCGGGCGCGTCCGGCTTGGAGCGCGTGTTGCTTCGTGCCCCCGCCCAACATGTGGCCCGTAGCGCTTGGAGTGCCGCCGCTAAGCGCGCAGGCGCTGAACTGGCTGGTGAGTTGGCCGAGGAGTTGGTCCCGCAGGCCGCTACCAATTGGCAGGCCGCTGCATTTGACGGGCGCGCATTGTCCCGCGATTTGGGACGCACCGCTGTGGAGACAGCTATTGCTTCTGCTCCTATGAGCGCTGGTGCAGGCGCGCTTAGTTTGGCCCACCGCAGACCCAACCAACCGCCCAACCAACCGCCCGCGCTTTCCGGCGCTTGGAATCCCAACCAACAAGCAGCCGATGCCGCCGCCCTACAGCAGCAGCCCAATGATGAGTTTACCCGCAGCGCCGCCGACCTTGCACGCTTGCAGGCGTTGCGCGCCGACCAAGGTGGCCTGTCCCCACAGCAGGCCGGACAGTGGCGCGCGTTGCAAAATATTGTCGCCCAAGCTACCGATGCCGTGGAGGCTGGGTTGCCCGCCGCCGCGCCTTCTGCCGCCCCTGTTGCCACACCCAATGCCGCCGCCGCGCTGAATGTCAGCGAATGGATTCCGCCCGCGTTGCAGCAGCAGCGCGCACAGCAGCAGTTGCCGCAGCAGGTACAGCAAGCTCCCCCCCTGTCTCCACAGCAAGCCGCCGAAAGCCTAGCCGCCGAAGCCGCTGCAGATGCGTGGGGTAAAACTCCGGTGGCCGAGC